CCGACCGCATCGACCAGACCGAGGCGTGCGGCTTCGCTGGCTTCGTAGGATTTGGCTTCGCTCTTGAGCGCGTCGGCTTTCGAATACCGCTTGCCGCGCCCCTGTCCCACCACCTCGGCAAAACGCTCCCTTATGGCTTCGACCCGTGCCTGCCATTCGGCGCGAACCGCCTCGGGCAAGGGCTCATAAGGGTTGCCGTCGACCTTGTGTTTCCCGGCATGGATGATCGTGACCCTGATGCCCTCGTTCTCAAGGGCTTCACTCCAGTCCGCGTGCAGTGTCACGACGCCGATTGACCCCGCGCCGCCAAATTCCGGGACGATGATCTGCCGGCACTGGCTGGCCAGAAGATACGCGGCCGAGTAGGCAAAATCGGTCAGGATGGCGATGGTCGGCTTTCTGGCCGAAAGCTGTCGGATGCTTGTGGCAGTTTCGAATGCGCCATTGACCATGCCGCCGAAACTGTCCACTTCGAACACGGCGCCCTTGACCTCGTCGCGGCGAGCCCGGGCGATCTGGGTTTGAAGCCCCTGATAGGACGTTTCCCCCGACGACTGTCCGATCCAGCTTCCCTTTTGCACAAGCGTGCCCTCGATGGGGATCACGGCGACCCCGTCGATCATGTCGAACGGCCTTACGCTGTGGCGATCATACGCCCGGCCGAGTCGGTCGCCCAGGACACCCGCCGACGGCCGGCCGCCAGCAAACGCGGTGTGATCGACGCCACCATCGCCATTAACGATCGTGACGTTGGTTCCAGTCAGCCGTGGCCCGAAAACCCGAACGAAGGTTTCGGCCTTGCCGGGATGATAAAGATGGGGCTGGTCGAACAGCGCAGCACTGATGCGATCTAGCGACATGATGGCCTACTGCGTCCAGCGAACACGACGCGCGCGCCCGGCCGAATTACCGTTCGCTCTGTCGCATTCTCGTTGATAGATGCCAATCAGGTTCTGGAGTTCACCGTTGTTGGCGGCAGTGAAGCGAACCTCATCCTGATCGAACCGTGTCATGGAAACCGATCCGCCGGTCCCTATGACCAGCCGCGCCTTCTTGAGTTCGCGCAGGACGTCGCACGGCTTTTCGATATCGATCTCGACCCCGCCGATCATCACCATATTGCTCATGATCGCTTCTCCGGCCGGTTGTCGGTATCATCGGGCTCATCCGATCCGCCCGCACCTGCTCGTCCGCGGGGAGCATATGGGCTCTGCATCCCTTCCGCCTCGTAGCGACGATGCAGTGCCACACGCTGATCGAACAGCTCGTCCGGATCGACGCCAAGATCGCCAGTCTCGATTTCGATCGACGATGTCCCGTTCTGCAGCCTTTCCGTGCTGGCCTTGGCGCTCTTGCCATCGTCAGCCGTCGGCTTGCTCGGCCCCTGCCATTGCGCCCAGTAGAGCGCCTCACGGTTGGCGGCGAAGGCCCGGTATCCCCCCTTGAAAGGGATACGGCCTTCTCCGATTTCCTCGTCCAGCCAGGCTTCAAAGATCATCTGTTCCTGCGGCGCGGCGATCCGTTCCCGTCGGCGCACAACGACCGGCCAGATCGAGGAATTCTCCATCCGAACGCTCGAATAGGTTGACCCCCGGTGGTCCATTGTCAGGCCGCCATACGTAATCCCGATTGCGCGGGCCATGTCCCGGCTCAACGCATTGGAAAACGGCTGGTACTGCCCGCCCGGTGTATTGGCGCCGTGCATTTCGAGTTTTTCACCAGGCGCCAGGTGACTGACCTGCGGATCACCCGAAAACGAAACCGTCCCCTCCCGCGCCGCCTCGAGCTGGGCGCCGATCAACCCGTAAAAATCCTCGGCAACGGCCTTCCCGTCGGCGGAATTGCCTTCGCGCATAGCTTCAATAGCTTCGAAGGCTTCGGCCGTCGGCGCTCCACTGGTCAGGGTGGCCGCAAACAGGGTTTGCAGGATCGCCGTCTGCAGCGTGGCATCGTCGAGCATTTCATGCTGGATATGCTTGCGGAATGCCGCCGCCATTACCGATATCCCGCGCACATCCGTCGCGTCCACGGGATCAAAGATGTGCATGACGATTGGTCGACCCCGCGCGTCACGTGCCGGCCAGCGCCGTTTTGTGACAAACCCGGCCTCACGTTCCTCGAAGAGGTATCCGGTGGGTCGACCGTCTTCGTCGTGATAGACCCCCTGGAACAGGCTCTCGAGCGAAGACGTGTCCTGCACCAGCCGCATCGGCGGCACGAGGCAGACCTTGGTTCCCGTCGTAATCCCAAGCCGGGCACGTTTGGCACGGCTCATATAGGTGATGACGCCAGACACCTCGCCGAACGCCATGTTCCAGCGCAGACCGATATCGATCATTTGCGGCACGGTGAACTTGCCGCGCAGATCGCATTCCCGAGGGTTCCAAGCCCAACGCTTATGGCGTTGCTTGACCAGCTTGATCCAGTCTGCCCGTTCCTTTTCGCTGTACCCCAACCGCGTCATGACGACAGGGTCGGGTTGGTAGTTGAGCGTCAGTTCGCTCCCCACGGTGTCGGCGATCACCTGGTCGGCGGCGCCGCGCAGGCGACCTGAATTCTGGATGATGTCCAGAGCGAGGGCGGCCGACCGGCGCCAGGCCACCCTGATATCATCCCGACTTTCCCGCAGGGCGGACGGGCGGGTCATGAATACGCCTGAACGGGTATCGCGCAGATACCCAGCACTTGCCCGCTGGGGCGCAAGCTTGGCATCCGCCGGCGTCGTGGCCGAAACCGGCAAATTTGCCGGTTTCATCCGGCCGACCCTCGGCACCCTCATGACCGCCGTCTCCATTTCTTGCGCTTTTCGGCGACAGTCTCGTTAGAAGGTGCAGGCGGCGTAATGTCGGCACTTTGGGCGGCGATGGTCTCGGGGAGCGAAGAAAGCAGATCGACCAGCTCGCTCGGCACGATCAGGGCCCGCAACTGGGCCCAGCCATCTCTGGTCAGCTTCGACATGCCCAGCAGCTCCGCCATGGCCATGGCGTAAACGCGGACGTCGAGCCAGTGATTGTCACGGCGAACCTTTTCCCAGCCCTCGCGCAGCTTTCCCTTGACCAGCTTCCGCTCGAAATATTCTGCCGTGACCTGCTTGAAATAAGCCTCATCATGGAACTGGCCAAAATGGCAGAACCCCGGTGGATCGGCCGGCTCGCCTGAATGCACCCCGAGCTTGTGCAGGTTCGACATGAGTTCGCCCTTGAGCGCCCAGGTGCCAACCGGCCAAACCTTGGCACTACCGATACGAACCCTCTTTCCGTTTTTCTTGATCGAAACCTTCGAGGGCGTGCCAATGGCAGGCACGCCTCGCCCCTGCATGCCCTTGATCGCATAGGCCGAGGCCCGGGTAGCGCACCAGCTATAAACCTGATTGGCGCGCAGCCCGTCGCCGGAGTCCACGGCCATCGCCTCGATGCGACGGTCGTGGCCGTAGGCGTCTTTGAATGCCTTGTTCAAGAAGGTATCGAGTTTGAGCCATGCCCCGGCGTTGATATTGTCAGTCGGGCCGTCGAGATAGGCGATCGTCACCGACCAGCTCTGGCGATCCTCGGCAAAGGCCACGGCCTCGACCATGATATTGTCGTGGTGGACGTCAGCGCCGGCCACGAAGATCAGACCAGGGGCCGGCACGATTTCTTGTGGGTAGGTTTCACGCCGCTCATAGAGCCGCTTGTGGTCCGGTGCGTCGCCCTTCATGGCGTATGGAAGGCCACCAACAAGGTTGGTGAAGTTCTTGGCCCCTTCCTCGCCGTGTTTCTGCTGTTCCAGCCAGTCCTCTGCAATCGCCTCGTAGCTCATCATCAGCGAGACGAAGGCATCTACGTGAAAACCCGGATGCCGACCTTCACCGTCAGCGGTCGGAATAAAATCACCAGCCCGAACAGCGGGCACCCGCTCCATTTCGCTGATGTGGTGCGAACAGTTCGGGCACTCATAGCTGCTCTTGTGCGGATGGGCGCGATCGAGAACGAACCCATCCATGCTTTGAAAAAACGGCGTCTGGCACTCCGGGCAATCAATGAACCAGAACCGCTGATCACTGCGGCGGAAGCTCCGATCGATCCGGCAATGGCCGGGCTCATCCCCCATGGGATCGCCGCTGTCGAGTTCCGGTGTCGAAAGCTCCAGTATCTTCCAGAGCTTCAGCCGGCGAAACGCCGTGAAGCGCCCGAAAAACAGCACCTCGGGATCGTCACCATTTGGGCTGTTGCCCCACTTGGACACCTCGTCTTTGACACCGTAGCGCGCGGTGTCCCCCGAAAGGTCCATGACCGAATTGGTGTTGGCAAGGCTCAACGAGCCGCCCGCAAACCGCTTTTCATACGTCGTCGATCCGCTTCCCGATCGCGAGACGTTGGGCAGGATGATCCGCTTTTTCGATTCACGCTGCCAGGCGTCAATCATCGGCTGTAGCTTCTTGCCGTTGACGTCCTGCAGCGCGTCTATGCCGGGCACCGCGTACAAGATATTGTCGGGCGCCGTCTCGGCCAGGTAGAGCGACCAGGCCAGGGCAAGGATCGACACGCCCGTCTGTTGTGACTTGCGGATCGAAACCAGATTGGCCGGATGATCGACATCGAGGACTTCGGCGATGGGGCCAAGATACGGAGCGTCGTGCTCGCTCCAGAATTCCCCCTTCTTTGGCCCGTCGACCAGAACGATGTTGGCCGGAAGCCACTCCCGAAACGGTGTCAGTGGCACGGGCCGCGTCGCGGCGCTAAGCTGTTCGGCAACCAGTCGGGCCGCGCCGGGATGAAAGTTCATTCGTCCGCCCCCGCGATGACCTCGTCGGTTTCGGGCGATGCCTCGGCAATCGCCGCCAGCGCATCGGCGATCCGCGTGTTTATCTCTTGGGCAACCTTGCGCAGCTCCATGCGCGCCCCGCTCGTTCCTTCCTTGGAAACCGCCAGCGCGATATCGTCCGCCCGGTTCTGGAGCCGGTTGACCTCGCTCTGGATCGTCCGACCGGCCTGCGCCAGCGCCTCGGCCAGCTTGTCGGCCCGCACAAGGCTCCCCTGCTCTTCCGCATGGCGCAGCTTTTCGCGCTGCAGGTTGAGCCATGCCTGTTGGCGCAGGGCTTCATCGCGGGAATCCCTTTGACGGAACGGCTCTCCCCCACCCTCGTCTTTGTCTTTCGGTGCCTGCGCCTGGGCCGCGTTCCCAAAGAAGCCCCTATGATGATCGTAGTGCGCCAGGCTCACCTTGATGACCCGGTTCCGCGCGTCCCTCTCGACCGGGATATCGTCGTGATCGCGCAAAAGCTTTGAGAGCGTCTTGCTCACCGCCTGCTTGGACACTCGGTCCCGCGCGGCAATCTCTCCCGGGCTGTACATGACAACCCTGCTGTCAACGCCAGTAGCCATTCTGACAACCCTGACAACCGTTCGCTCGCACCTAAAAAACTGACAGAAACCCGGGCCGCTTCCGCACCGCAGGCTGGGAAGGGAAAATACGGTCCCTAAAATTGTTGCAGGCCGACCGCCACCCCAATCCCGCGTCCATCGAGGACAGATCGGAGCCGATCAGGCGAATGCGCCGCCGGTCAGCCGATTGATTTCATGAGCGAACCGGCGCGGGAGGACATCGCGCACTGTCGTCTCGAATGCCTTGGCCGTTTCGCCCTGCACCATCTCGGCCGGAATGACGACACCGGACTTGAGCTTGGTGACCGGCGTGCGCTCACTTCCATCGCGTTGGAAGACATGTCCATGAAAGCGCGGAACCACAACACGGTTGGGGAAACGCCCGCCCCGCATGAAGCTCGATGCGAACACCGAACGCTTGCCAAATGGTGCGGCGCTCACACCCTTACGCGTCTCGCGTGCCTTGAAATATTTGAGCGAGATATCCCCGCCCTGCGCATGCATCACATAGGCGATACGGTCAAAATTGGCCCGTTGAGGCTTTACCGCCTTGCGCACAATCTTTTGTTGCAGCCCGGTTTGGCGGGCCAAGGCACGCACGACCTGCGTCCGCGCCATATCCCCGGTGCGATTGACCGCACGCCGTGCCGCATTCGAAAATTCGAACTGGCTTCCGACCATGCGCAAAGCGCGCTGGAATTGCAGAAGGTTTTCGAGATCGCGCCAGCTGATCTCGATGGATTGCATAGTGAACCCCTAAACGACAAAACCCGCCGGGCTTTCGCTGGCGGGTCGGAATCAGTCCTAATCTGTTGTCCCGAACATTGTCAAATTCCAAGTGACAGTCAATCCCCCTCGATGACTGTCAGAAGCGCCGGATCATTTTTCCATCGATTTCGACATATTCCCGGCTGCCGCGCGCCATATGGCGCCTGGTGGTTTCCAGTGGCCCATCGGGTGTGTGGATAACCGGTTTTTCCTTGAGCCAGGGTTCAAACGGGGCTTTTGGCCCGGTCGCTTCGTGGGTGGGCATCTCGGCGTTGATCGCTAAGGCCAGATCGGCCAGCCCCACCCACCACAATCGATAGGTGGCGCGGAAGAAATCGACCTGTGCCTTTCGCCAGCCGACAAATTCCATGACCGCTTTCTTGGGCGAGCGCCGGTCCCCCGGCTTTTCGTAAATCCAAGCCGGTTTCCCGTTCGCCGACCGCTTTTGCACGAATTCACCCTCGCCCTCCTCGCACCAGTCTGGCCGCTGGCCAATCCTGCCATATCGGATGATGAGTTCGGCGACGTCAGCTTCCATCGCATCGATGGCGCCCCGGACGATCAGGGCGTCATCGTCACTTTGCAGCGCTATCGAAGGCGTCGAAAACCCAGACGTATCGACCCGCGTTCCCAGCGTCATCAAATTGCCGCCCGAACTTTGGCCCGAGGACCAGCCCAGTCCCTGATCGAGCAAAGCCCAGGTCACCAGCCGTTCCACATCCATCGTTTCCTTGGCTTTGGCCATATTGTCCTCTGCGAGGTTTAGCGAGGGTTGATTTCAAATCTCGAAGATAAATTAGATAAAGAAAACAAACACCTGTGAGGGTTGCGAGGTTAGCGAGGGTGTTGCCGCTACATAAGCGTCGATTAATTCTTCTCATGCAGGAAACCACCCCCAACCCCTGCTTGCGCATTATAGCAGTGCCCGACCCTCGCACCCTCGCCAATTTTCCCTCAAGTGGCTGAAATATCGGTTGTTTTTGCATCGCGACGGTCGAAACTAAACCTCGAAAAACCTCGCAACCCTCGTATCGCCCGCCGTCAGGCGGGGCGAGGGTTGCGACTTCCGAGTTCTGTCGTGTCGAAGGGGTGCGGGGCGCGGCGCTAGGCTTCAACGGCCTTTGGGCAATCACTCATCTCGACTCGCAAGCCGCTTGCTGCTTGGATGGCGGCCTGGTCGGGGGAGTGCGATGGAAATCATTGGCATTTTGTTTATTGTCGGGATCGTAATCGGCGTCTGGACCGCTACGACGCGTGCCACAGGTCGAAAAGGGTGGACGACGACCGAAAACGGAAACCTCGTGCACTTTTCCGGTCAGCGCCGGCTTACAGTTTTCCCTCGAGACGGAGGTTGGAAGTACTGTCTTGCACTGGCGGCCGATGACGAGGCCCCCTTCTTTTCCGATGTTTACGAAACGCAGGACCACGCCAAGTTCGAGGGGTTGGCGTTTCTTTACGGGACGGCCAGCCAGTACCGATCCCTCACAGACCTCCGTCGGCGAGAACGGGCAAAGCGCAGCTATCCGCTGGCCCCGCAGCTTTTTGAAGATGCGCGCGATGCCATAGACGAGGCAAATCATGCGCTTGGGGCTGGGATCGAGCCTGGTGCTGCGACCGCACTTGCTGAACGTCTGTTTGGGCTCGGCAACCGATTGCAATCGATGAGCGGAGATCTTGCCGAACTCGGCGACCACGCCGATGCGGAGGAATCCGCCAATCTCCTGGCCGACACGCGTGAGCTTTGGCTCGAACTCAAATCTGCTGCCGATGAGCCGAAATAGAAAAGTCACCTTTCGCTCTCCCATCCGCGATCGCCAGCGCGGTCGGCAGGCACATCATGCGGGTCGAATTTCGACGGCACGTCACCAAGTCGGACATCGAGATAGGTGTAGACGCGGCCCTTGTCCTTTCGATATCCCAGCTCACCCAGCCGATCGCCGAAGGAGCGCAGTTTGGCGTGTGTAAGTCCGTTGAGTTCGCACCATTTGACGTAGGTTTCATGGAGCGGCCCGGCCTGAATCGTGCCGCCGGTATGGGGGATGATGAAGTTCTCCGCGAACACCGAAACGTTGTCCCGCTCCATGCGGTAGTCTTCAGTAAACGCGGTCACCTGGGGCGGGATAAAGGGCGAAAGGCCCTGCTCCAAATACATACGGATGCCGTCAATCAACCAGTTGAGGATGCCCGACCGCTCCGCATCGAGCCGCCGGCGCAACTCGCTTGGCGAGATCCTTTCCTCCTCGGGGATTGTGACACCCCAAAGCACTAGGAGAACACGCCGCCATATACCGTAATCTGTGCCCACATTGGGCTTTGTGTTTCCGGTCAGCGAGGCCGTGAACATCGGCTCGAACTCAAAAATGTTCTGCATCAGGAACCGCGCTGTCATCTTCGTGCCGCCGGAAACGGCCTTTATGAGGTCATCCTTGAGCGGTGCGTTTTTGGGCAGTTCCTCGACCGTTACGAACCGTGTGTTGAACAGCCGTGCAATGTCAGGGCTCGCCTGTTGACCCTGCCTTTGCCCCTCCCCGGTGATGGTTTCGGGAGAAACGACCGTGCGGTAAGTACCGGCGATCCGTCCGAACAGTTCGATGAACGCTGACTTGCCATTGGCTCCGGTGCCATAGTGGAAGGCCAGGCGTTGCTCGTCATTGCCGCCGATGAGGATCGAAAAGGCCTGAAACACCTGCAGGAAAAGCCGCATGGCCTTTTCTGGTTGGACCTTTTCGAGAAACTGCTCGCAAAAAAATGGGCAATCGGCCGCCGGGTCATAGGCCACGTCGGCCAGCTTTGTAATCATGTCGTCGCGATTGTGGGGCCGGAAAATCACATTGGCGATGAAGCGAGGATCGTCGGGATCGGACTCCGGATCTTCCTCGCGCATAAATTCAAGCGTGCCGTTCAAGACGTTGAACTGCATACGATTGGCATCGAGCAGGTCTTGATCAATCGCCTTGAGCGACGCCGCCTGATCGAGCATGGCCTTGGTCTTTCCGGCATTGCCAGAGGAAACGGCGAACATCTTCCGCTTCGACCTGCTGTTATAGAGCCCAGACAAGATCTTATCCGCCCGCCCGATCGCCGCCTTCATTTCCGGAGTTCGTTCGTCATCGGGCAATTCGCGATAAGATTTTGCTGCGTCAACGATACCCTGTTTGCGGCTGTCGAGCCGAATGTAGAACGGCTCGAGCTTGATCTTGTCGACCACCTCCTGGGCGAGAAAACGGGCGCGCAAATCGGCCTCGTCACGTTCCCAATGAGTCCCTCGCCAGGTCAGCCAGCCCATGCCCGAAATGTAAACAAGGTTTTCGCCAAACCATTCGATTAGGCGC